ACTAAGAAGTTTTATAGGCTCAAATGATGGAAGCGCCTACCAATAACGAAGACAAGCTGGCTTGGTGCAAGCACGGCGACGACTTGGAGAAGCAGTTTCTAACCCGGATGTTCGACAGTGGGTTATCTATTTTCCGTAACCCCGCCAAGGCATCCGACCCCTACACCCATGATGTATATGCTGTACTTCAGGCCGACATCAAAAGCATAGGGACTCCATTTCGCACCGCCGACCGTTATGGGTTTAGCCCCGACTATGCCATCACGATTAACGAGAAAGACATCAAGCGGTACAGCGAAAAGTACCCCAACATCTTGATTTTCTTGGACATCAACTACCCCAATTATCAAGGGGTTAGGATGGTTAGTCTTGGCACACTTAAGAAGTTTATAAAGCTAGACATGGCCAAGAAGCACGAGTACATAAACCGCCGGGATGACACCCAAGGTAATGCCAAAGCAAGCTATGTTTTTGACTTGCGTTGGTTCGATAAAGTGCGCTAAACTTGGTGTTATTTGTCTGGAGTGTGACATGCCTTACGTCAACAAACCCCGCCCGTACAAGAAGGAATGGGAACAGCAGAAAGACCGCAACGAGAAGAAGGAGCGGGCTGCTAGGGAACGTGCACGCTATCACATGGACAAAGAAGGCGTTGATAAAAACAAGAACGGCAAAGCCGACCGGAGAGAAGGAAAAGATATCGACCACATCAAGCCCCTGTCAAAAGGCGGCTCCAATGCCAAGTCGAATCTACGGGTTGTCAAACCTAGCACTAACCGGTCTTACTCACGTAACTCTGACCATACAGTGAAGAAGAATGGAAATCGTTGACAACAAAGTATTAGTAGTCCGCACCAAACATCCAGCCCGAATCACCGAAACAATTAAGAAAAGCCGCCTCCTCTCGGAAGGCGAAGTAAGCGAGGTCGCCGTTAACTGGGGCCTCGAAGAAGCACAATTCCTACGCAAGTTGCGTATGAAGAACGTGCCGTCACCCATCAACCGGGACTACGACTGGCCGGGTGCATACCCCCCGATGGAACACCAGAAAGACACGGCTGCGTTCCTGACCCTACACAAGAGGGCGTTCTGCTTCAACGAGCAGGGCACCGGTAAAACTGCGGCGGCTATCTGGGCTGCTGACTACCTGATGAATATTGGTGCGGTGCGCCGTGCGCTCATCATCTGCCCCCTGTCGATTATGCAGGCGTCTTGGCAATCGGATCTGTTTAAGTGTGCAGTGCATCGTACGGTCGGTATCGCTCACGGCAACCGCGAAAAGCGCAAGATGGTTATCAACAGCGCCGACGAGTTCGTAATCATTAACTACGATGGGGTCGAGGTTGTTGCCGAAGACATCCTGAAAGACGGCACCTTTGATCTGATTATTATCGACGAAGCAAACGCCTACAAGAACGTCCAGACCCAGCGCTGGAAAGTAATGAACAAGCTAGTCGGCCTGCGCACGTGGCTATGGATGATGACTGGTACGCCAGCAGCACAAAGCCCCACGGATGCCTACGGCTTAGCTAAGCTGTGTGTCCCCGATAACGTACCCCGTTTCTTTGGCGCCTTCCGGGATATGGTCATGACGAACGTGACCCGGTTCAAATGGATGCCCAAGCGCAATGCACAAGACATAGTCTTCAATGCTTTGCAGCCAGCCATTCGGTACACCAAGAAAGAATGTATCGATCTACCTGAGATTACCTACACATTCCGTGATGCACCATTGACCCCGCAGCAGCGCAAGTACTACAAGATTCTCAAAGACGAGATGCTTATGGAAGCAGCTGGCGAAGAGGTTAGTTCGGTTAACGCCGCATCTAAGATCATCAAACTGCTTCAGATTTCAGGTGGTGCTGTCTACTCCGACTCTGGAAGCGTAGTGGAGTTTGATGTGTCCAACCGCCTATCAGTTGTGCAGGAAGTTATTGAAGAAGCGTCGCACAAAGTACTAGTGTTTGTTCCGTTTACGCACACAATTCTACTGCTACAAGACTTCCTGATTAAGAAGGGCATCACCTGCGAGATCATCAATGGCGACGTAAACGTTACCAAGCGGGGTGAAATATTTAAGCGGTTCCAAGAAGAGGACGACCCACGGGTGCTTCTGATTCAGCCGCAAGCCGCTTCGCACGGTGTGACTTTGACGGCGGCAAACGTTGTGATATGGTATGCGCCCGTCACTTCAATCGAGACCTACTTGCAAGCTAACGCACGTATTGATCGTAAGGGCCAAGAGAACCCTATGACTGTGGTGCATATCGCAGGCAGTCCGGTTGAACAGAAGCTTTATAAAATGTTGCAGAACAAACTCGATGTCCATACGAAACTTGTGGATTTGTATCAAAGCGAAATATCTTCTTGACACAGTCGAGTTTTAGTACTACTATGATTCATCGGTCGCTAGAACCGAAATCAAACGAGGTGAAGTTATGGAATACACAGCAGATGAATTGGTTTCCGTTTTTATCAAGATCCGTGATAAGAAGCGGGAGCTAGAGAAGGAAATGAACGCAAAGATTGCAGAGCTTGAAGAGCAGATGACCACGATCAATCGGCACCTGCTTGATATCTGCAAGACCAATGGTGTCGAGTCCGTACGGACTAAGCACGGCACCGCATACCGAACCATTAAGAACCGTTACTGGACGAACGACTGGGAGCAATTCCACAAGTTCATGCAGGAACACGGGGCTATGGATTTGCTGGAGCGTCGTATTCAGCAAAGCAACATGAGGCAGTTCTTAGAAGAAAACCCAGACCTACATCCCATTGGTCTGACCGTCGATAGCGAATACGCTATTACTGTTCGTCGTAAATAGGAGAAAGCAAATGAGCAACGATCTTGCACTTTTTGAGCAGTCCCAAGTACCTGACTACATCCGTAGTGCGGGCGTAGATGATCTTACCAAGGCCCTCGGCGGCGGTAGTTCTGGCGTCCGTCGTATCTCGCTACGCGGTAAGAAGTTCCGCATGGTTGTGAACGGCGAGGAAATTACCAAGAGCAATTCAGACCGACTGAACATCGTGGTTGTGAACGGCACTCGGTATGTGTCCCGCAAGTACTACGCTGGTGCTTACCAACCCGGTGAGTCACTTCCCCCTGATTGCTGGTCAAATGACGGGCAAGTACCCGATGCTTCTATCGAAGCGCCCCAGCATTCTAATTGCCAAGACTGCCCCATGAACATCAAGGGTTCCGGTCAGGGCGGTAGCCGCGCATGCCGATTCGAGAAGCGTCTGGCTGTGGTTCTTGCCGACGATATTAGCGGCCCGATCTACCAGTTGGCTCTGCCATCTAAGTCTTACTTCGGTCGCAGTGACGACAACAAAGCTATGCCTTTTGAGCAGTACGCCAAGTACATTGCACATCAGGGCTATAACATCAACCAGATCGTCACCGAGATGCGCATGGACGACGACAGCGATACCGCTAAGGTTACGTTCCGTCCCGTTAGCTTCTTGAACGAGGGCCAGTGGGAAGTTGCTAAGCGCCAAGCCAATACGCCTGAGGCTAAGTCGGCGGTTGTTATGACCCCGTACCAAGCCGACAGCAACGGCAAGACTCAGAAACTCGAAGCCCCTAAAGCTGCCAAGGCTGCGCCTGCCGAAGTGGAAGAGGCCGAAGAGATTGCTGAACCTGTCAAGCGCGCACCGAAGAAAGCTGCACCTGAGGCGACGGCCAAAAAGGATCTTGCTTCGATCATGTCTGACTGGGCCGACGACGAGTAAGCATGGACAGTCGAGGCTACAGTTCGAAGATCATCAAGGCGAACTTAGAGGCTGATTGTCAAAGCCCCGGTGTAATGCTGGGGCGGTTCTGCATATCTACGGAAGTGCCGGTGAAAGATACGGCGGAATATTTCGGTGTTAGTCGTATGACGATTTACAAGTGGTTTACTGGACAGTGGATCCCGCGTCAAAAGCAAGCCGAAAAGATTCATCAGTTATTGGATAAAGCAGGGTTCAAAGTCTAAGTTTACGGGCGTCTAGTTCGACGGAATGAAAAGAAGGTCTCGCCGCAGCCTTCCTGACGCCCTTCCTTTTAATGCGGTGCAAAGGCGGCTATGGATACATTAGAACTAATCAAGGCAGTGCTCCCGACAGAAGGGTACTACTGCATCGTCGGCATCAAGGCTGGCTCTGGTGTTAAGCAAAAGTTTTACGAGACTCTAGACGAGTGCGAACATGCCATCAAAGAATTAGTTGACCACAAGCACGATGCGTATTTCGCATGTGCCAAGTATGAGAAGCACACAACCCGGACGCAAGATAACGCCACGTACTTCAAGTCGTTCTGGCTCGATATCGACTGCGGCCCCAAGAAAGACTACGACTCGCAGGAAAGCGCGCTCGAAGCGCTAAAGCATTTCTGCAGTCGGCTTAAACTGCCACAGCCCACCATCGTTAACTCGGGGCGTGGTATCCACGTCTATTGGATTCTGGCCGACGTTATCTCCAGAACCGAATGGCAACCTGTCGCAAACCGCCTAAAGCAAATCTGTGACGAGTATGAGTTGCGGGTAGACCAGTCACGTACGGCAGATGCTGCCTCGATCCTTCGGGTATCCGGCACGTTCAACTACAAAGACGACCCACCCAAACCTGTCGTTATTCTCAACCTCGGCCAGCCAATTAACTACGCCGAGTTCAGAGACATATTGGGTGTGCTTGAGGCGCCCCCCGATAGCGGTATTCCTCGTAACGACATCAACGAATTAACGAAGCATCTGGCGGGCAACCAAGAGAATTGGTTCAAAGAAATTGTTCGCCGCACTGCAAAAGGAGAAGGCTGTGCGCAGATCGAAACCATTATGCTCAATCAGGACACGGTTGACTATAACCTATGGCGTGCGGGTCTATCGGTCGCGTGGGCTTGCGAAGATCGGGATGAGGCTATTCACAAAATATCTGAAGGGCATCCGGACTATTCGTTCGAATCCACTATTAGGAAAGCTGCTGATACGGGAGGCCCACAGCGGTGTGAGACGTTTGCCAAATGGAATCCGGAAGGATGCGCTGGCTGTCCTCATCGGGGTAAGATCCCTGGGCCAATCGCGTTGGGTAAAAAAATCCCTAAAATCGGGACTCCCCCCGAAGCTGTAAAAGACGATACCACAGATGCTGCACCTGCGTCAGCACCCCCACTAATTAGTGGTAATTACCCTTACCCGTACTTCCGTGGTAAGAACGGCGGTGTCTATAAAGAGGTGCCAGATGAAGACCCAGTCTGCGTATACCAGCACGATCTGGAAGTTGTTAAGCGTCTGAGAGACCCTCAGCGGGGTGAGGTTATTTGGCTGCGTCTGATCCTACCCAGGGACGGCACTAAAGAGTTTGCACTGCCCCTTACAGAACTACTAACTAAAGACAAGCTGCGTGAGCGTCTGGCGTTCCATGGTGTATCTGCCCTACAAAAGCAGATGGACAACATCATGTTCTACATCAATGCCTGCGTGAACGAACTGCAGTTTAAAACCACATTGGAGGTAATGAGAATGCAATTTGGATGGGCTGAAAAGAACAGTAAATTTATCGTAGGCGACCAAGAGATCACCGCTAGTGGCGTCCGTTATAGTCCGCCGTCGGCAGCAACCGCTCCCTTGTCTGAGTTCATGACACCCGTGGGAACCCTTGAGGAATGGAAATCTGCCGTCAATACCTACGACCGTGAGGGGTTTGAGCCACACGCATTTGGGTTCTTTACCGCTTTCGGCTCCCCGCTGCTAAGCCACTTGAACCTCAAGGGCGCAGTTATCAACATGATTAACAACAAGTCTGGCACGGGTAAAACTACGGTAGCCCACGCCATGCACAGCGTCTACGGCCACCCCGACGAGCAGATGATGATTGCCCGGGACACCATGAACATGAAGCTAAACCGACTGGGCGTCATGAATAATTTGCCAGCATCAGTCGACGAAGTTACCAACATGGATCCTAAGGAT